ACGTCGCGAGACATTCGGCCGCCGCGCATGTTCAAGGCGTTCCGAAAGTTCATTCAGTTCAGCAAAGTTGAAGAGCAGAAAGACGGAACGCTCTTTGTCTACGGCCTTGTCACCGCCGAAAAGCCCGACCAGGAAGATGAAGTCTGCGATTACGTTTCAACCAAACCCCTCTACCAGAAGCTCGTTGCCCGCTATGCCAAAGCAACCGAAGCCGTTGATGGCATGGACAAATCCATCGCGCCGCTGCGCGAGATGCACAAGCTCGAAGCGGTGGGCTGCGGCAAGTCGATCGACTTTGACGACGAAGCGAAAACGATCCACATGGGTTTCCACGTCGTTGCGACCGAAACCTGCAAGAAAGTTCGCGCGGGCGTACTCATTGGCTTCTCCCAGGGCGGCGATTACGAAAAGACCTGGAAAAAGGGAACCTACACCTGGTACACCGCCGATCCTGGCGAAGTAAGCCTCGTAGATTCACCCTGCCTCGAAGATGCGCTGATCGAACGCCTCGCTGAAAAAACCTTCATGTACGTGCAGGAAAACGGATCGTCTGAACTGCGCAAATTCAAAGTCGAGAAGAAAACGCACGACGATCCCGCGAACAAAGATTTGCTCGAAAAGATTGCCGATCTTACGAAACAAATTGAGGAGCTGAAAATGAAACCCGAACTGCAAAAGATCCTCGCGAAACTCGCGAAAGCTGGCACCGAGACCGTGACTCTGAGCAAGGAAGAAATGCTCGAACTCGCTGAGCTCTCGAAGGGCCACGCCGCGATCCTCGATCACCTGAAGGACATGCACAAAGCCGCGACCGATCACATGCACGAGATGCACGAACACATCGCCAAATGCCACAAGTCGATTGGCGCGGAGCCGATGAAGGCGGATAAGACGGGCGACGTGAAGAAAGACTTCTCGCAGGCGGATATCGATGCCGCTGTCGCAAAGGCGCTCGAAAAGAAGGACGAGAAGAAAGAAACGCCCGACGTTGCCAAGCTGGTCGCCGATGCAGTCGAGAAGGCGATGAAGGAAAAAGACGCCACCCGCAGCGATCCGACCAACAAAGCAAAGCTGATGCTAATCGGCCGCGACGGTAAAGAAATCGAGAAGCGTGCTTCGGACCTTCCAGAAGACTTCGAAGCGGTAGAGAAGTCGGTCGGTTTCTAAACGATTCAAGATTTTATTAAAACGCAACACCTTTTTTGTGAAACGAAAAGCTCTCTAGGAGAAACGCAATGCTGAATTCAAGAGGCGACATCGCGAAGATCGTGCCGCAGGCCATGTACAAGCATTACGCGGCAATGGGAACCTCCGTAAATCGCGATGTCTACAAAGCGATGCGACCGGAACAACAGTCGCAGTTAACGAAATTCAAGCACTTCAACGCCGGTCGAACCGACGAAGCGCAGGCAGCAATCTACGAGCTCGAAAAGCGCGATCGTCGCCTGGCTGCACGTGAGTTGGCGAAAGCATCCGCCGACGTACTGCTAAAAGCCGGTGTCACCAGTCAGCTCGGATACAACTTTTATGATTTGCGGGGACCGGCATTTTTGCTGTACCCGGTCAACACCCCGCTGAGAAACTCCATCGCGCGAGTCGGCGCCGTAAATGCTGGCGTCGGCCAAGCAGCTCATTGGATCGCGACCCGTAATCCAGGAATGCAGTACCTCGGAGTTTTGGAAGGACAGCGCAACGCGCTCGCGACTCCGGACGAGAATCCCTACGTTGCCACGTACAAAGAGTTGGGCGTCGAGCGCGGCGTTACATTCACAGCACAGTTTGCTGGCGAAGGCTATACCGATAACGTCGCGGATGAGCACATTCGCGGGATGCATGAATTCTTCCTGGGCGAAGAAGGCATGCTGCTCGGCGGGAATTCCGGTACTGGGACGGGGAACAACGGTTTCGCACTCGGGACTGCCAACACACCGGTCGCGGTTCTCGCCGGCACCGGTGCTGCGGTTGCCGGTCCTGGCTTAACTCCGGGAACGAACTTCCCGAACGCGACCAACGTTTCGGCGCGCGTCGTCGAAATGACGATGCTTGGGAATCCATCAAACAATCAATTTGGGTACGGAGTTTTCCCGACCATCGTCACCGGTTTGACCCCTTCGTATGTGCGCACCAACTACGACGGCTCAACCACCACGGTCAACGGCGGCATGGGCCAGATCAGCGCCAGCTCGAACGTTGTGAGTTCGATCACCGCGAACGGCAACGTGACATTCAGCGTTGTGCCAAAAACCGGCGCGGTCGCATGGGCTTGGTTCATCGACATCACCGACGCTTCCGCGCCTTCTGCTGCGAACGCCATTCTTTCGTTCATCACGACCGTTCCAGGGCTGACCACCGGCAGTTCTGGCGGCGGCACACAGGCGGGCAACGCCGCAGGTCTCAGCGCCGATCACAGCTTCAACACCACCGACTTTGACGGATTACTGACCTACGCCGCGAACGCTGGCATCTGGACCAACTTGTACGCCGGCACGAACCAAGGCTATGGAATAAACACCGCGCCGAGCGCTTCGAAGACTGGTTTGACGCCGCTATCGCAGGGCCGGATCAAGGAATTCGAACAGATTCTCGGCGCAATATTTCAGCAGTTCCAAGCGCCAGTTAAAACGATTTGGTGCTCTCAGGACGCGAAGCAAAGTGCCTCGGACACAATCTTGGCTGCGTCCGGATCGACGCCGACCGCGTTTCACTTCAACTACACCAAGGATGGTCAGAACAACATCGTTGGCGGTTTCACGGTCAGCGCCTACAACTCACAGTTCGCGATGGACCCTTCGGGCGCGGGCGCGATTCCGCTGCGCATTCACCCGATGCTTCCTCCGGGCACGTTCTATTTTGACATCGGGGACGAGTCACCATATCCGCAATCTCGTGTTCCTTGGACTCGCGTACTTCTCGAACAGCGTTCGATCTACTCAATCGAGTGGCCATTGGTTACTCGGCAATGGACTTTCGGAACGTACGAGCACGTCGTTCTCGCTCACATGTTCCCGTGGATCACCGCGGTTCTGACGGGGGTTACACCGAGCTAATTTCCCTGAGCACAATCAGGGCCGGACGAGGTTTCACCCTTTCAACTCGTCCGGAGTTTTCTAGGGAGCGCAGCGATGGGCAACGTTATCGGCGGAATCGATTGGCAAAGACGCCTCAAGAACATTGAGGCAGTGAATGCGGTGTCTGACGATACGACTGGTCTTAACGGTGCAGCGATCCAGGCGACGCAGGGCGTCTTCACGATCACCAAAGGCTCTGCCGCGGCTTACACGCTGGCCGCTCCTCTTGCCGGGTTTCCTTCCGCTGGCGGACAAGACGGCTACGTATTGCTCATCAACTCGTTAACCGCTTACGCGCACGTGGTCACCGTTCCATCGAACGTGTTCAACGGCAACAAAGCCACCGCGACATTCGCGGCCGCAGTTGGCAACGCGATTAAGTTGGTCGCCAAGAATGGCGTATGGCTCGTCGTTCAGAACAACGGCGTCACGCTGTCGTAAAAAGATTTATTTGGTGAACAGGAAATGATCGCCAATGCCGGTAACGCCCAATGCGATCGACCTCACGACCGTCGCGAACGTTCAAAACTGGCTCTCTGGCGGGAGCTGGTCTACCGCCGAGCAGCAGAGCTGCCAGGATTGCATCACCGCAGCTAGCGCCTACTGGCTTTGGACTCTTGGCCTCGGCCCGCAGAACGGCGCAGCGCCTACCGCATCGCCTCTCAACTCCATCGTTGCTGCAATATCTGAAACCTACGATGGCGATTGTTCGTCGCGTCTCTTTCTTCGCATTCGACCAATCGTTTCGGTGTCATCGCTTAGCGTCAACGGCGTCGCGATCCCTGCATCGAGCGGCATCAACAATCCCGGCTTCGTCATCGATGGATCGGGAAAGTCGATCGCGATCCGCGCCGGCTTCGGCTCGCCAGCCACCGGGCGACTCACCGTTGGTTTCAGTTTCTTGCGTGGCGGATGTCGCGGATGGAGTTTCGGCGAAGGGTTACAGAACGTCCAGGTCGTGTACAGCGCCGGCTATGCGGCCACGCCATTCGATATCGAGTTCGCTTGCCGCCAGATGGTTGCGGTGAATTACAAACGCCGGCAATGGATCGACCAGGGCTCGCAGATGATGGCGAACGGCGCGGGATCGGTGAGCTATCGGAGTTGGGAGCTGCCGCCAGAAGTGCGATCGGTGATGGAGCAGTACAGACGGAGAGCAATCGCATGAGACGCTTCACGCAATTTTGTTTGGCCGCAATCCTGTTGGCTCTGCCGAGCGCCAGTAAAGCTCAAGTCGTCAATCTCACTGTGACTGCCACGCCAACGCCGATCGTTGTCGATCGCACATCCGGTTTCGTGTTCATCCGCGAAAACTCGGCAACGCCGACAGCAACATTTTCGATCAAGCTCGCGAATAGCAACGTGGCGCAGAATTTTGCCGCGGGTCAGGCATTCGTATTCCAACCCGGAACGCCTTTCCCGAGCGGCGCCACCATCGGAACGATCGTCGCAATGTCCAGCGGCCCATACAACTTTGCGGCGTCTGAAATGGCGACACCGCCAAGCGGCGGCGCAACTGGCGTCGGCGGCAACGGACTTCTTTCGCTCAGCGTGACGAACACTCCCATTCCAATTGTCACTGACACCACGGCTGGTTTCGTTTTCATTCGCGAAAACGCTGCGTCACCTTCCGCTGTCTTTTCGATCACCATCGGCGGCGTCACGCAGAACTTCGCAGCCGGCCAAACCTTCACGTTTCAGCCAAGCACACCGTATCTGCCGGGCACGACGATTGGCACCATCGTTGCGACGACGTCCGGACCGTTCAGCTTCACCGGCGCGGAAACATTTTCGTTGCCAGCAAGCGGCGGTAGCAGCGGCGCAGCGAGCACCGGTCCAACGGGTACTGCCGGTGGCGATCTGTCCGGAACGTATCCGAATCCGACCGTCGCGAAAATCAACGGCAGCACGCCTGCCGCGAGCGCGACGACGGACACAACCAATGCAACTAATATCGTTTTGGGAACCTTGCCGCATGGCCGGTTGCCAGCACTTCTCTCAGGCGATATCCCCGCGAACGCTGCGAATACTTCGGGGAACGCGGGCACCGCAACAGCCCTCGCGGCAGCTCCGAGCGATTGCTCGGCAGGAAGCTACACCATCGGTGTGAACGCGGCGGGGAATGCTCAGGGTTGCACCGCTCTTGCCGCCAGCGCGACGACCGATACAACGAACGCGGCGAACATTACGGTCGGCACCCTGCCTCACGGACGCTTGCCGACGCTTCTGTCCGCCGACATTCCCAACAATGCGGCGAACACCAGCGGAAACGCGGCTACGGCCACGGCGCTTGCCGCTACTCCATCGCAGTGCGGAGCCAACAATTTCGCGACCGGCGTCGCTGCCGGCGGTAACGCGAATTGCGCGCAGCCCGCTGCAGCGAACATCACCGGTTTAGCGGCCAGCGCCACAACCGATACGACCAATGCTGCGAACATCACGGTTGGTACACTTCCTCATGGGCGGCTGCCCACCTTGCTTTCGGCGGATATTCCGAACAACGCCGCCAACACTTCCGGAACAGCCGCGTCGCTATCAGCAACCCAGGCGGCAAATACTGTTCTCGGCGGACCCTCGGCTTTCGGCGCGGCAGCCGCTGCGCCGACACCACGGACTCTTACTCCCTACGACATTCCTGGTGGGTATGGGGCTTGTGCGATCTTAGATTTCTCGCTCTGCACTTCCTTTGCTACCAGCGGTAATCCCAATTTCATGGCGCAAGGAACGTGCTCAGTCACGTGCGGGTTGACCATCACCGGGTCGGGCCTTTCGATGTTCATCAACGGCGTGTATCAGGCGGGCGCGGGCACCTACACCAATGCGATCACTGGTCTGGCGGCTTCGAACTACTATTTCATCTATGCGATGCAAGACACCGCGAACGCTAACCTGGTAGCTGCGGATTTTGGAGCTACCACGATTCCGTTCATCTATTCGTACGCCGCGCCAACCGCTTGCACTGGAGCGACTTCTTCGACGCCAGAGTATTGGTTCAACATGGCGATTCGGCAGTGGGAAATTTCCACTGCAGCGGCGTGCTCGTTCTCGATAGCATCCCCGCAAATCCTGTCGCTTGGCGATCTGTGGGTGACCGCGACACCAACCATTCCAACCATTGGAGCAGAGCCTTGCAATCTCGGCCCCTATCACCGCTACGAACTGTTTGGCGAAGGCATGGATTATCAACAAGGCGGGACCGATCTCACCGCAAAGCTGCTCACCAGCGGCACCACCATTCTTGACGGCTGGCATACCCTAGCGGCGTTCAACCTAAGTGGCGCAACGGTCAGCCCAACGACGGAGAACACTGGCGGGACCGTAAACGGGACAGTCGTTGTCTACTCCCAGAATCCTGTCCTGTTGTTGAACGGCGCAGCGGTAAACGCCAATGGTCTCGGCCGGGGAGGAGCTGGCGGCGGCACCGCAGCGGGCGGCGCGGGGACAGGCGGGGGTTATGGCGGCGCAGGTGGCGGAGGGGGCGGCGGGGCTTCTGGCGCTGGTGGCGGTGGAGCTAGCAGAACAAAAAACACTTCTACAGACACAGGTATCGGGAACGGCGCTGGTGGCACGACCGGAAGCGGCACCGGAGCCAATGGCATCAACACTCCGATTCCCAGCCCCTCATTTTGTAATACATCGCTGGGCCTAATCGGTGGAGCGGGTGGGTCAGGCGGAGGTGACGGCACCAACGTGAGCGGCGCAGGTGGTGCCTCTGGCGGCGGCATCGTCATCAAGGCTCCTGCAGTTGTACAAGACGGTTCTTCCAGCATCACCGCCAACGGAGCCAATGGTGTTTCCCCGGCGGCCGGAAACGATGGTGGTGGCGGTGGCGGCGGCGGTGGAGTTGCTGTTGTTTGTGTCGGTTATTACGCACTCTCCGGTACCGACACAGCAACTCACGGCAATGGTGGCGCGTTGCACGGAACTGGCGGCGCTGGCGGCGCAGGAAGCAACGGTCTCTTTCAGGCGGTAAAACTCTGGTGAAAAGAGTTTTCCTAGCCCTCCTGTTGGCGGTTAGCTTGCCTCTGACTGGCTTGCCTCAGTGCCAAGCTCCAGCAACACCTGCGTTGCCGGCTGGATTTTTCGGCATGACCATCGGCACGCGAAGCAACGTTCCTTCAATTTCTTTCGGAGGATTGCGCTTGTGGGACACCACCGCCGTGTGGCCACTGATCGAGACGGCGAGCGCTACTTACAGTTGGACGGAACTAGATGCGTGGTTAGCCAAGGCGCAAACCGCTGGTGCGGATGTGCTCTTTACTTTCGGCAGAACTCCGAGCTGGGCCACCACCGGATGCAGCGGAACGTATTCTCCTGGTAGCTGCGCTCAACCGCCCACCGACATCGGCTCGGGCGACACTACTTTCAAAACGTTTGTAACCGCGCTGGTCAACCATTCGGTCGCCAGTTCAACCGCGCACATAAAATATTACGAATGCTGGAATGAGCCGGACCTAACCGGAACCTGGTCGGGAACTGCTGCGCAACTGGTGACCATGTGCAGCGATATGATTGCGATCGTTCACTCGCTCGATTCCACCGCCCTGGTTGTCGGCCCGTCTCCAAGCACCGCAAACCCCTCTGGTGTCCATTTTCTTCCGGCTTACTATGCCGCTGGGGGCGCGCCGTATCAGGACATCGTGGGGCTGCACGCCTATATATACGGCAGTGGCAATCCTCCTCCGAGCACCAACTGTTACGGGGGTAGCTTCAACCCTGGTCCCGGTTGCGTCCAGGTCAGCATTGCCCAACTGCAATCGTTGATGATCGTCAATGGTATCGGTTCAAAACCGATCTTCCTCACCGAAGGCAACTGGGCGCCTTCCAACAACAGCACCTTCACCGACGATCAAAAGATCGCGTACCTAGGGCAAGAATATTTGCTGATTTGGGGAAGCGGCACACAAGTTGCGCGGTACTACTGGTACGCCTACGACAACACCAGCGGTTTCGGACCGTTGTCGATTTCGGGAACGATCACTCCCGCCGGAACTGCATATGGTTTGCTCTACAACTGGCTGGTTGGTTCGACGCACGTCTCGAATAATTGCGGCATCGATTCAAATGGAACGACTCTGTGCACGCTCACACGCTCAGGACAGCCAGCACAGATTTATTTCAACCCGACCACCACGGTTTCCGAACCGGTCTCATCGACCTATGTGCACGACCTCACGCTCGACAACGCAACCGTAAACAGCATTTCTGGCGGCGCTGTGAGCGTTGGCGCGAAACCCATCATGGTGACGCCCTAAATGCTGAAATTCTCGTTCAACAATTCGGACGTTCGCCTGGTCGAGAACCTCCGCGCCAAAGGTCCGCAAATCATCCAGGCCGTCACCCGCAAGATGGACGAGCTCATGCTTTGGCTCCAGGCGAAGATCGTTGGCGAAAAGCTGCAGGGGCAGGTCCTCCAACACCGCACCGGTAAACTCGCCGCGAGCATTCGCGCGATTCCAGCGACGGTGGAAGGGACGTCGGTCGTCGGCGCTGTCGAGGGCGCCGGCGGTCCTGCGTTCTACGGCCGGTTTCTTGAAGAGGGAAGTGCGCCGCACGAAATCGTTCCGGTCAACAAAGCGGCTCTGGCGTTCATCCTCAACGGCAAGCAGGTGTTCTTCAAGCGGGTGCATCACCCGGGCACGCAGGCGTACCGCTTCATGGAAAAGTCGCAGGAAGAGATGCGTGCAGCAATGTTTGCCGGACTGACTGAATCGGTCTATGCGGAGCTCGCGAAATGAACGTCTCGCGCGAAGCCGTCGCCGCGGCGCTCTTCACGCAGCTCGCTGGAACGAAGATTGGCGGCGTCTCGCCATTCAACACCACTGGCCGGCGCGCGCGGATCTGGAGCGATCTCAGTCCTGGCGATCAGCCCGCGATGTTTCTGATCCATACCGGCGAGCAGGCCGTCCAGAATCAGGCACCGGGATTGACAAAATGGATGTTGCACTTTGAAGTTTTAATCTACGCTCGCGTCGATCCGAGCCCGAGCTCTACGCCGGACACATTCATCAATGCCATCCTCGATGCTCTCGACGCGCAGATGCAAACCACGCCGCCAGGCGAGCGCCAAACCCTCGGTGGAGTCATCTACAACGCGTGGATCGAAGTACAAATTTTCATCGACACCGGGATTCTCGATCAGCAGATCGCGATCTTGGTGCCAATTCGAGTGATGACAGGAATTTAGCGAACGCCGTGAGGCATTCGCCAGGAGGAAGTCGTGTTCAATTTCGGTACTGGCTACCTTTTTGCAAATCCTACAGCGCAGAACCTTGCGACGAATCCGACGCCGCAATACTTCGGCACGGTGCAGGAAATCAGCGTCGAGTTCAGCGCGACGATCAAAGAGCTCCGCGGCAACCTGCAGTTTCCTGACGACACCGCAATCGCTGACAAGAAGATCTCCGGAAAGATCACGTTCGGAAAGATTGAAGTCAGCGTGTTCAATCAGCTTTTCTTCGCCGACTCGTACACTTCCGGCGTGACCGGAATGCAGCCGTTCGAGGCGCACGCCGTTCCCACCACGCCGTACCAGGTCACCATCGCGCCGCCAGGCAGCGGCGCGTACATCATCGATCTCGGCGTGCGCTACGCCGCAACCGGTGTCGAGCTCACGAAAGTCGCTTCCGGTCCGACGGTCGGCCAGTACTCGGTCAACACCAGCACCGGCGTTTACACCTTCGCCGCAGCCGATTCGCTTGCCAACGTGCAGATTTCCTACACCTACACTTCCACCGCCGGAAACACTTTGACGGTTAACAACCAACTGCAAGGCTACGGCCCGCAGTTTGAGTTGTGGCTCACCGAGCCATACTCCGGGACCGGCAACGGTTTGCACATCTACGCTGCGAAGGCCGGAAAGATGGCAGCGCCTCGCAAGCGCGACGACTACACGATCATGGATCTCGAATGGCAAGGCTTCGCCAACGCCGGTGGCAAAGTCTTCGATTGGTTCCAGACCTCGGTATAAGGAGCGGGTTTGCCGCGAACTAAGACGATCGAGCTTGACGGCGCGAAATTCATCATCGCGGCGCTCACGCTCTCACAGGTGGAAGAGTTTCTCGCTGATCATCGCGACGCACTTGGCCTGGACGATAAAGGCAACGCGCGACCAGGTGCGACACCGGACGAAAAGAAACTCAAGCAGCTCTGGCGGAAGTTCATCTGCGTCGGATTGAACAACGCAGCGCAAAACGGCGAGAAGCCACGCGAACCGAAGACACTCGCCGATGAACTCGACCTCGTATCGTTCGAGATGCTCAGAAACGAACTGCTCAAGTTCAGTGGACTCAAGGCGCTCGATGAGGAAAAAAAAACAGAGCGCGCCGCGGCCGCAGCCTCTTAGAGGAGATTCCAGAAATTCGAGGCTGTTTTGTGACAGCGACCTCTCTGACATTCGACCAGATCGACGCGCTGCCATTCCCGCAAGTTCTCGCTCAGTGCGAATACTGGGCCGACAATCCTCCCGCACATCTCTTGCTCAAAGCCTACGTCGGCTACAAACCGACGAAGAGTCGCGACGTGAATCGTTGGGAACGCGAAGCTTTGCCACCGCCGAACGCCGCACTTCCGCCACCACCGCCATACGTTCTCGCCGCTATGAAAGCTCACAAATCGGAGCGCGCTAATGCCTGACGCCCTCCGCATAGTTTCCGAATTCGACGTTGGTCCGATTGTTGCCGGTGTCGACGTTGCTGCGGCCGCTGTAAAGACGGGCACGCAGCAAATGGCCGCTGGGTTCACGCAGGCGACGAATTCGGCCATCGTCATGATGAAAGCAATTCAGGCGACGGGCGCTACCGTCGCTCAAGCTGCGGCGCAAATGGAGGCTGGGGGCGTCGGCGCGAATGCTATAGCGGCAGCAGTTCAGGCCGTAACAGCGGCCGCTCAACAAGCACCTCCCGCCCTCGCGCAGACAACGGCCGCAGTCAACGCGGTGACCGCAGCAACCACGCCATTGGTACAAGGCGCGAACAACGTCCGGGTCGCCTTCACCGGATTGACTCAGGATCTTGGCATCCACGGATCGCGCGCCCTTGGCAGCTTCATCGCACAATCGCAAACGCTTGGTCCGATCATTTCCAAAGCTTTCGCCGGAATCGCAGTCCTCGCATTCGTCGAGATCCTCGATCAGGCAAACAAAAAGCTCGCCGAAATAACTGACAGCGTCGCGGGTTTTGGCAAGGCGGCTCAAAAGGCCTACAAAGAGGCCCTCGACGCAAATCAGCACGCCATCATCAGCAACATCGAACTGAATGAGAAAGTTCGAGATCTCGCAACCATCGGAACAGCCGGTATTAAGAAATACTCGCTCGAACAAGAGAACTCGGCGCGGACGGCACGCGAAATGTCCGATGCGATGATGGCTGCGAACCGCCAGCTTGACCAGCAACAAGAGCTAATGCGGCACCTAGAGAATGCTGCCGATTTCTGGCATGACCCGCTGTATGGATTGACTGGTGCAACGCGAGCGCTGAAAGAGGGAACTGAAACACTCGAGCGCTACAAGAAAACCGTCGATGAGCTACAGCCAAAGGTGAAAGATCGGCTCTTCGTCGAAAAGCCAAAACACGAAAGAGAAGAAACAGTTCGATCGCGGGATGACGAGCTGGCGGCCGAAAGGGCCTCTTCGGAAGCACGACGCGAAATCGAGAACTCCTATCTCGAATACTACCTTTCAGCTTTGAGGCAGATGCGCGCGGCCGGGCAGATCACGCACGATGCCGATGTCGACGGAGAGATCGCCGCGGTCAACGCGAAGCTTGCCGAAGATCGACGATACGCGTCGGAACGCAAGGCTCAACTATCGGTTGAAGCTAAAACCGGGAAGGACGTACGGCCCGAGCTGGAATCATTGAACGCTCAGCTCATCAGCCAGGAAACTGCAGCGCAGCAAAAAATAAATGAAATCCGATCAACTGCGGAGCAAGAGCGTATCGGCCACGCCAATGCTGTTTCGCTTGCGCTGGCTGAGGCCGACAAGGCCGCAACCGAAGCCGAAGTTCGCGAAGCCGATCGCGGCGCGAAACTAAAACTCGAACAACTTAAAATCTCCGACGAGGAATACGCTGCGCTACTCAAAGCGAACAACGCTAAAGAGATCCAAGCCGCCGTTCAGCTCGAAGAGGAAAGGGTTCGCGTCGGCAGTCAGAACGCCTACAAAAACCAGGAAGCGATCATTCGAGCGCAGGGAGAAATTGTAAGGATCAAGCAGGAAGGCGCGGCTAAGGAACACGAAATCGATGCCGACCTCGCTAAGAAAACCATCAAGGATCAGGAATACGCATTGACCGAGGGAGTGCGGTTACAGGAAGAAGCCGGCAAGAACGAGCTCGAACAAATCCGTGCGAACGCAGAAATGAAATCGAAAGCAATGGAGGCGACTTCGTTCGCTGGCGCCGCCGATCCGCGCATGATCCAGATCGCCGACGCTGCCCTCGATCAGCAAGCTTTCAAGATCATGGATTTGATCGGCCTGGAAGAGCAGCTTCGCCAAAAGCTCATCCAGACGGGCCTCGCGGAAACCGATCCGAAGATCCAGGAAAGCCTGGCGCGGCAACAGCAGCTCGTCCAGCAGCTCACCGTCGCGATGCAGAAGTACGACAACGCCGTTCAGAACGTTTCGCTCAAACAGTTGAAAGACTTCAAGAGCTCCTTCGAGCAGATCTCGAACGAATTCAACCGGAGCATCGTCGGCTGGATGAACGGCACCGAAACGTTCGGTCGCGCGATGGCGAAGCTTTGGACGACGATGGCGGACCAGGCGGTAACAGCGCTCCTCAAGATCGCCGAACAGGAGCTCGTGGGCCTGGCGCTGCACCAAACCATGGCCGACACCCAGAAATTGAGCGACGCGAAGCTCGCCGCGGCGAATACCTACGCCTCAGTGTCAGCCGTACCGATCATTGGCCCTGTATTGGCTCCAGCCGCAGCGGCGGCGGCATTTGCGGCGGTCCTGGCATTCGAGAAGGGCGGCATCGTTCCTGAGACCGGCCTGGCGATGCTCCATTCGAAGGAAATGGTCCTCCCCGCGCATATCAGCCAAAGCGTTCAGCAAATGGCCGATGGCGGCGGATCTGGCGGAAATCTGCAGGTTCACTTCCACGGTAAGCAAGCGAAGGAAGATCACGCCGGCATGGAAAACCAGCTTGTGAGGATGGTCAAACGTGCGCAGCGCCGCGGAAGGATCACCCGGCCGTGAGCTCACAGGTCTATCCCGCAGCCGTACGAGGTCTAACCTGGACGGTGCTGAAGAGCTTCGAATTCAACACCATTAAACAGGCTTCCGCGGCTAATGTGCAGACGCGGATCGTGCAGGCGCAAAACCCGACGTGGCACTGGACGCTCATCTACGACTACCTCAAAGACTATGTGAACGACATTTTGCCCGGCTTTACCGACACCGACTTTCGGACGCTGCTCGGCTTCATGCTCGCGCGCCAGGGCATGTTTGATGACTTTCTGTACGACGATCCGTACGACAACTCGGTCGGTCCTGGACTGCTTCCAACCGGCGGCCCAAACCTCGGTGCACAGCTCCAGCTCGTGCAGGATCCCACAACCGGAATCTGGTATTCGCCGGTACAGCGGCTCATGGGCGGCCAGTTCTACGAAGACGTCACCGATCTGTACTCGAGCGGAATTTCCGCTTTCGCGAACGGGATCACCAAGGTTGGCGGCGGGATGGATTACACCCTGCTCGGTCCAGGTCTTGCGATCCCGGGTTACTCGTTCTGTGGCCCCTATCTCAAGTGGACCGGAACGCCGACGCCGCCGATCACCGCTGAATTCAATTTCTACTTTCGCGTGTGTTTCGAAATGGACGATCAAGACTTCGAGCAGTTCATGCAATTTCTTTGGACCATCGGCGGCGGCTCATCGAAGAACGGATCCGGGATGCTGAAACTCGTCACTGCCAGGACGGCGAATCTATGAAGCGCTGGGCACTGTTAATCGCACTCTGTTTGTTGCCGAGCGTAGGACGCTCGCAATCACTGACGACTCTTTCACCGCCGAACACCATCGCCGGCTCGACGGACATGACGCTGACAGTGCTCGGCACGAATTTTCAGACGGGCGCGACGATCAACTGGAACGGCGTCGCGAAATCGACGACGTTCATTTCGTCGTCCACACTCACGACGATCATCAATACCGCGCAGCTCGCTGCAGCCGGCGCCGCGCAAGTTACCGTAACGCAGAGCGGCCTCACGCTAGGACCACTCACGTTTCAGATTCTTTCGCCGATCTCAACCGGGATCTCGTATCAGCCCACGGTGTTCACGCCTGGCACGAACGCGTATGTCACCGTTACCGGACAAGGCTTCAATACGACGGCCACCGTTTTCTTCGATTGGTTTCCGGTGATCACCACGTTCATTTCGCCGACGACCCTCTCCGCATTTATCCCGGGATCGGAAATCTCTAGTGCGTCTCAGCATCACGTTCTGGTCTACAACGCCGCAGTACCGGCGGGCCGGCCTAGCCTGCAGGTGCAGGTGCAGCAAAAATTCGGCGTACAGACCACCGGTACGACGTCGAACCAGACCATCACGATCACGAACATCTCCGCTTCGACGGTGACGCTCTCAAGTCCTTTCCGCATTCTCACCGGTCCGAATTCCGGCGACTTCGCGAACATCACCGGCGGCACCTGCAGCAATGGCGGCACGTTGGCATCCGGCGCGAGTTGCACAGCGACGTTCAGCTTCACACCTTCGGTCCTGGCCGGCGAGCTCGCGGTTGCTTCGATTCAGAGCAACGGCATCGGCAGCCCGCAGTATGTGAATCTGGCCGGAACGGGCGCACCTGTCGCGGCGCCAGCGCTAACGATCTCACCGTCCGGACTTTTGTTCGGCAACCAGGTGCAATCAACCGCCTCGAACTCGATCACTGCGACGGTCACAAACTCCGGAACGAGTGCGCTGGATATGAGCGCTCTGGTCATCACCGGCACAAACGGATCCGACTTCACACTGACCGGCGGGAGCTGCACCAGCACGACGGTGCTGCAGCCCGGCGACACCTGCTCGATGACGGTGACTTTCACGCCGTCGTTGACGTCGACCGAGTCTGCCGAAATCAGCATCACCGACAACGCGGTGGGAAGCCCTCATCTTTTGCCGCTGCACGGATCCGGCGTGACGGCGACTGCGCACTACGTCGCGCTCGCATGGACTACCTCAACCAGTTCGAACTTGCTCGGCTACAACATCTATCGCGGATCGACGAACGGCGGTCCGTATACGCTGGTGACTCCTTCGCCAGTAAACGGCACCGGCTACAACGACACGCAAGTCACTCATGGGGTGATTTGCTATTACGTGATCACCTCGGTCGGCACGAATCCACCGTACAGCCCGGTAGAAAGTCCGGACTCGACGCAGGTGAATGCGACGCCATGAGGAAAACCGCAATCGTTCTGCTCGCCTTCTTGGCTGTCTCTTTCCTGGCGATCGTTTATGCGCAGTCCAATCTTCCAGCTTTTCCGGAGGCTCAGGGCGGGGGAGCTGCGGCGAGGGGAGGCCGCGGCGGTCAAGTAATCGAAGTGACCAATTTGAACGACTCGGGATCGGGATCTCTGCGCAATTGCATGGAATCGTCCGGCGCACGCACCTGCATATTCCGCGTCTGGGGAATCATCAACGTTCAGGGAGATCTGCGAGTTGGAAACGGCTCTCTGACCATCGCCGGCCAGAGCGCTCCGAGCGGCGGAATCAAACTCATCGGCACCGGCGCGATGATGTGGATCAATACCGACAACGTGCAGGTTCGCTATCTTACATACGATGGCAACAGCGCGAACAACGGCCCTGGTGCCGGCTCAGTCAGCTTCGACGCCGGCAGCGGCGGAAATACGCACGATGTCATCTTCGATCACGTTTCTGGCTTCCACGTCACCAACAAGCAGCTCATCGTTTTGCGGAACAACACCGGCCCGGTCAGCAACGTCTCGTTCCAATGGAGCATGACCTTCCAGCCCGACGCCGCACATCCGGTTGGCCCGATGGTCGACGCGACGACCGGGCCTGCGATCGACGTGAACAACATCGATTACCATCACAATTTCTTTGGCGATACTTCGCACCGCCTGCCGCTGTACAACGGCCACATTGGACGCTGGGTTTCGAACATCATCTACAACTGGGATCAATTCGCGACGCTTGTTCAAGGCGGAGCTCAGTTCGATGCGATCGCAAATCACTACGTTTCCGGCCTCGGCTTAGGTCACGGCGGAAGCTGCAATCCTCACGAGATCGAAGGCGATTTAGCGCAGAGTCAGGATGACACTTCCGCGTCCATGCCTGGGCCGCCGTCTTTCTACTTGAGCGGCAACACTGGCCCAAACGGAACGGATTGGGCGATGACTGCGGAGGTTCGTAGCGAAGGCGGTTGCGAAGCGGGATTCCCGAGCCCGGTCGAAAATAGCTGGCGCCGCAGCAGCCCGCTTCCGACCGAGCCATTTCCAATCACGCCGGATGCGGCGACCAGCCTCGATACGGTACTGCTCTCGCTGGTAGGAAATTCTCGCGGTCTCGATTGTCACGGCAACTGGGTTGCGCGTCGGCAGACCGAAGACGCGGAGATGATCAACGAATATGTGAACGGTCTCACCGGTTCGCTGTGGACCGCACCGGGCGGATACGTCACTGCGGCGGTTCCATCAAACTCGTCGATCCCTACATGCACCGAATCGCTGCACGATGGAATGCCGGATCAATACAAAACCGATAATGGGTTGAGCACCACGGACACTGGACTCGCACAAAGAGCCGCACCGAATGGCTACACGTGGCTCGAAAATTACTTGAACGGGAAAACTGGATCGAGCACCATCACGCCGCCGCCGGCGTCGGGAACGCCGTTGCCTCCGACTGGCGTGACAGCTACTCCACACTGAGGAATGGGAGGGAACTATGAGTTTCACAGTCGATGCGATCGACAGCTACTATCACCCAAAGATCGGATTCGGGATCGATCAAAAGAAAGCGGCGATTGAGTTACGTCGCCTAGCAGACGAAATAGAAAAACCCATTCCAGAAATGGGCGGAGAGTATATCTGCATCCAGGAAGCGATCACACTCGAAACCGTCAACATTGACGATTATGCGATGACCACGCTCGTGCTCAAATTCGCAACCAAGAAATCCGACGGCGGTATCAGGCCCACATGAAGCGACGGCGCACTAAAGAAATGCGGAATTACCGCCTTGAGCGCTCAAGCATGGGGAAATCTTGAAAACCGTCATCGGCGGATCGGGCTCTGACACTTCGGCCGCCACACTCACGTATCTCACCAACAATCACCAATTCAAACTGGCGGATCTGTATCTGATCGGCGAAGTCGAGGATCCCAACGCGATCTGGTTAACCGACTGGCAATCGCCGCTGGTCTGGCCGGCGATGGGAACGTTCAATCCGACAGCGATCTCACGCGGCACAGTGACGATGAACATTGGCCTCGAGGTCGCGAATCTCGAAGTCGATTGGTCGCCAAAGCTCACTGCGTTCGGTCAGACCGCTGCAACCGCGAATTTCTATCAAAAGGCGTGGCTCGGTTTCTATCGCAACTGGCGCGTGCGAATCTGGCGCACGATCATGCCGACGCCAGGCGACGCGAATACCTACGGCGCATATCAGCTCTTTGGCGGGCGGATCGCCACGGCTGAGGTTTCCCGCGGGAAGATCAAGTTCACGATCAACAGCTTCCTCGATTGCGTGAATGAACAAGTTCCTCCGAACGTCATCGAGACAACAAACATCCTGGCCGGCTATAGCGGCGCGACACCGGTCCTGGTCGACGGTGAGACGTCGTTGCCACAGTTCACGGCCGTCAATCCAAGTTCGACGACCACAATCGTTGCGGTCTGCAATTCACCGACGCCGAACAAGGTTTACGGCGATAACAAACTGCAATTCGGCTACCTGGTATTTCTGCCGGGGTCGACGCTCGCGGGCGCGTTCTCGCAGATCGCGACCAGCGACTACTACGACGCCGGCGGCGGCGTTCACCTGAATCAATTGTTCGTGTACGCGCCGTTTCCCTGGGCGCCGACGACCGGCGACAAATTCTACGTTTCGACAGCTTTCCCACTGGATCAAACCGCGGCGGCCGCAGCGGGCGTCTATCGGGGATTTCCATATGTGCCCGCACCGGAGACGGCCGCATGACACTCGAAGAGTGCATCGTCAACGCCTCGCGCACGCTCACCGTGAGAGAAGCACGCACCTGGATTGGAACGCCTTATCACCTCGGCGGTCGCTTGAAGGGCGTTGGCTGCGACTGCTATTCCTTCATCTGCGAAGTGCTCATCTACTGTCGACTGATCAATGTTGAAACGTTGCCGGTCTACGCTGGCGACTGGTGGTGTCACATCTCGCGCGAGGAATATCTTTTCCGCCTCATGCGCTACGCGACCAAAACCTTTGAAGGCGTCGCCTACGGAAACACCAATGTGAAATCTGGCAACGTGCTCGCAGTTCGAGCCGCGGGCACAGAGAGCCGGATTTATAATCACGGCGCGATTGTGACGAGCTTCCCGAAAGCGATTCACGCTGTCGACGGGGGCGTAGAAGAGTTCGACGTCACCTCACATCACATGTGGGCGTTTCAGCCTTTGAAAGTTTTCGATCCCTGGGAGAAAAATGCTTAGCGGAAAATCCATGGCGCGCACGCGCCCGACGGCGCTGGGAAGTCAGCTCCAAGCAAGCTGCTATGGACTGGCAATCCCTTCCATATACGGTTGCGTAAAATCACCGCTGCTTGTGATCTGGGCGCAAAACCTTCGCCAGGGCGGAAGCGGAAAGAAAGCAAAAAAGAAAGGTGTTACGACCTACGTCGAGCAGATCGATTTCCTGATCGGCTCGAATCCCATGCAAGGCCTATTGCAGTTTTGGGGCAACCGCACCGATCGCTATCCGCTAAACTTCGTGAAGCAGCGATCAGCGTTTTCCTCTTTCACCACCACGATCACGATATCCGATTCTGAATTCTACTTTGTGGTCGGCGTCACAGCCGAAGTCAGTCTGAGCGGCACGTTCAACGATTACGGCGGTCAGGGATCGGTCGCGTGGGGCCCGACGACTTACGAATACCCGTTGTGGAACAAAGCGTTGCACGGTCCAGACTTGGTGAACGCGTCCACCGCTCGCTGGATTCCGTGGACCTATAAGTGGGTACCCGGGGATGGCAACGTGGTTACGCTCCCGGATTTGCCGTTGTGGCCGGACACGCTGCCAACCAACGGCTTCATAAATATCTACTATGCGCAGCTAGCCGCGGCGAACAAGTTCCAAGTGCCAGCGGCGACGTTCCGTCTGACCTTTGAGCCGCAGCTCGGCAACAACAACGCGGCCTTCGCCGGCTACACCGCGCAGCAAATCATCTATCCCGAATACGCCGGTGCGAGCTCGCCAAACATCGATCTCGGCGCAACCGGAATGATCCAGGGCACGCGCGCAGAAGTGATGGGCAGCTTCTCGGTTTACTCCCGCGGCGATGCTGATTTTTTCGACATGATCGAAGACGTCCTGAAAAGCGGGATGTTGCAAGTTGGCGCTCAGCTTGGATTGATTCAACGAGGAGTTAATCTTAACGATCTTCCGGGAACGATCCAGAAAAATTTCTTCATGTCGCTGGAGTTGCATTCACCCCCGGTGCCTTTGTATCAGCCTGTGGGCGCTGGAAACATTTTGGTCGCCTGGGGCGGCTCGGAGCCGCCTGGCGGATCTCCCTCGATTGCCGACACGCAAGGCAACAACTTCAACCCCGTCTATCTCGCTAACCAAACCGGCACCTGGTACAGCGACCCTGCGATCGGTGGAGCGGGCGACGTCGTGACGATCACGCCGGCGGGCGGCCCGAACTACGCTTGCGGCGGATTCGTGGTGGAACTGGACAGCAACACGAATGTCTTCGATGCACAAGCGCATGCCACCGGCACGAGCCCAACCACTCCAGCCACCTGCTCAATCACTACGACGGGGCAAGCAGGCGGGATTATTTTCGTTGCGCTTTTCCTGGATGGCGGCTTTATCAATGGATCGGATCCGCCTCACTGGAAACAACTCTTTCCTAACTTGGTCAACAACGCCAAAGGGAATGCCTTCTGGTATCGCGTCATTTCAGGCCCAGGCACTTACACGTTCAGTTTCCCCACAGGCCCGTATACCAGCTACATCATGACCATGGTCGCGTTTACTTCCGCCCAAGCCGCTGCCTATCCCAAAGCGCTCGGGAACATTTTAGACCCGAAGACCGCGCTGGTTGCCCGAGCCGGATGCCGCGCAAACGGACTCTTCGGCAGCATTTCGCTCGACTCGCAAAAGAAAGCTGCGGACTGGCTTGCTGATTTTTATGCGTGCGCAAACAGCGCGCCGGTCTGGTCCGGCTTTGTGCTCAAATCCATTTTCCGCAGTGAAGTCTCGGCGGTTGGAAACGGCGTCGTATATACCGCACCGACGGCTTCGGGTCCGGTGATGAACATCACTGAGGACGATTTGATCGGCGATCCAGGCGGTCCACTGATCACCGTCGGAGACAAAGCACCGGGGATCAGCGACGACGAGGACAATGAAAACTACATCCTGCAAATCGAGTTCCTCGATCGCGACAGCGACTACAACCCGAGCGTCGCTTCCTGGCCTGAGCAAGCCAGCGTCGCGCAGTACGGGCCGCGAAAGGGAACTCCGCAAGTTCTCCACGAAATCACCAGCTCCGTCGTCGCGCAAAAGCTACTCGCGATCCAGGCGCGCCGGCACGCGTACGTGATCCCGCGAACGTTCAAATTCAAGGGCATGGCTCACCTGTGCTTGCTCGAGCCGATGGACCTGGTCACGATCAACGATTCGCTGCTCGGGATCTCGGCACTGCCAGTGCGAATCACCAGCGTCGCGGAGGACGACAAACACAATTTCGATTTCGAGGCTGAACCGTTCTTCTATGGTGTGCATGCTCCGGATCCCGAAATCACTGTCACCAGCACGGCGCCGTATCAGCCGAACACCAACAACACGCCGGCCAGCGTCAACACGCCAATCATTTTCGAACCGGTGCTGCGACTTTCCGGAGGCACAGCGCAGCTCTGGGCCGCGGTGAGTGATGCGGATCCCAACTACGGCGGCTGCGCAGTCTATCTCTCAACCGATGGCGGCACGTCTTACAACCCGATTCCGGGCGGCACAATCTTCGGCAATTCCATGACCGGCGTCACGACCGCGGACTGGCCGAGCTCGACGGATCCGGATACAACGCACGATCTTCCGGTCGACCTGACTGAAAGCCTCGGCTCGCTGCTTTCCTACCAGGTGAGCGATGAAGACAATTTCGTCTATCCGTGTTACGTCGCCGGCGGCAACGCGACGATCCCATACGGGTTGATGACCTACGCGGTCGCGACGCTCACCGCGGCGAACAAGTACACGCTCAAAGCCACAGGCGGCGGAACGAACCATCTGCGTCGCTGCCTGTACGGGGCGCCGGCGGTTGGCACCGACGTCGATCATCCGAACGGATCCCGATGGGCGCTGCTTAATCCCGCCGGCGTCGGATTGTTCAAGATCAACCTCGATCCGAAATGGATCGGTAAAACTCTCTATTTCAAATTTCCCGCGTTCAACACCTTTCAAGGTGGGCAGCAATCGGTGCCTTCGGCGACGGCTTACGCCTACACGCCGACCGGCCTTCCATCGCAGAGCACTGCCAACCCTTCAAACAGCTACGTACAGAGCCCGGCGATCGCGCTCTCGCAACCGAGCGATGTGCAGATTTCCATGGCGCAGGTTTCGGTGCAGTTCGCGACGAACATCGTCAATTACAACGCGCGCAACTTTACGATCCCGGATCCAGGCGGAACACCAACCACCTACTACGTGACGATCGCGGACACTGCGCAGCTCGGCGACACTGGTGCCCTTACGAACTTGACGGCAACGTGTCAGACCTCAAATGCGCTGGTTGGCGTTCCGGGAAATACCTACATCGGATTCATCATTGCGACGCATGCGGCCGGCGCAACTGCTACGCCTGCGCCGGGCGGTTGGCCGCCTCCGCAAGCATTTATTGTAAATTGAGCTATGGCGCAACCTCCAGCAATCATCCGACTTGTGAGCGCCGCCAACGCGCCACCGCCAACCATTCCGGGCGGTGCAGAAGCGATTACGTGGCTCTCCGATGGCGGCTTTCCGATCGCCAACGTCGCGGGTTATTTTGCTGCGCTCAGCAATCCCTACGACGTGGTGTTCTCGCTGCCCGGGCAGTACGCGATTTCGATCACTTACCAGATCATCGTGTTCGCTAGGGCCGTTGCTTTTTCCGCGAATTTCGCCGGCGCGAAAGGGAACATCTTAACGAATCCGACCGGCGTGAAGACCTGGACACTCAACAAAAACGGATCGAGTTGCGGAACAATTCAGGTTTCAACCGGCGGCGCCTTCACCTTCACGTCAACCGGAGGCCTCGCGGTTTCCTTCGCGATCGGTGATGTGTTGTCGATCACCACGCCGAGTTCGCCGGACGCAACGCTTGCCGATTTCGCTTTTACGCTGCCTGGATTGCGGTAGATGGCGAACGCTCAGGTAACTCAGCTCGCGGTCGAAGTTCTGATCAGCCAGACTGCGGCGGCCGAAGTTACCCAGGCAGCTATTGAAGTTCCGCTGCTACAAACCGCGACGGCGGAAGTCACGCAGGTTGCGGTCGAAGTTGTCGTCGGAACCAGCCCACTCGCGCAGGTGACACAGACCGCGGTGGAAGCCGTGATTCTTTTGCCGGTTACTGCGCAAGTAACTCAAGCGGCGCTGGAGATTTTGACGCAAGGATCGGGATTGAAGCCGTTCATTTTCGTTGCGACTTAGGAGGCAGAATGCTTTTGTTCACCGACAGCTTCGATCACTACACCACGCTCACTCAAAAGTGGGACATCGTGAACGTCATCGGCGGATCTCCGTCGATCACCACCGGGTCTGCTCGCACTGGCCTCAATGGAATGCAGATGTCGAACACCGGTTCGAATGTGGCCAAAAACATCGGCAACAAGGTGACGATCATCAGCGGTTGCGGAATTAAAGTCGTAGCGTTACCGAGCAGTTCGCCTTCTACGCTGATTGGGTACGCAGATTCCGGAACGACGCAGATCGATGTGCGCATCACACCTGGCGGCCTGCTGCAGCTCACCAGGAATGGAACGGTGCTGGCCACCAGCACGTCCGTTTTCTCCACCGGCGTTTACCACTATGTTGAATTCAAAGGCACGATTGATCCATCCGCCGGTCTGGCCGAAGTCAAAGTCGACGGAACGGTATTTGCGACATTCACCGGTAACACCCGCAGCACCGCGAACAGCTTCGCTGGCAGCGTCTATCTTGGACAGTTCGGCGGGGCCAATGGCGGAACGTATAATTTCGACGATTTCTACATCTGCGACAGCACCGGCTCGTTCAACAACACCTACCTCGGAGCGATCGCGGTCAAATGCATTCTTCCAACTGCCAATGGAACAACGAACAACTGGGCGATTGGAGGCGGCTCGCCGGCCGCTACCAACTGGCAATCCGTCGATGAGAATCCACCGGACGACGCCACAACCTTCGTCGACAGTGCGACGGTTGGACAGATCGATCGATACACATTCCCGGCCGTCACCGGATCGACCGTTGCTGCGGTCGTTGTGAACTTACGCGCCAACATAAGCGTTGCCGGCACGCGCGCGATCCGCGCCGTCACAAAATCAGGATCCACACTTGGTGACAACGGTTCCGATCTTTCGCTAACTACGACGTTTGGCGATTACCAGGGAATTTTCGAAACCGATCCAAACACTTCTGCGGCCTGGGCAGTTGCAGCGGTCAATGCCGCAGAGTGGGGAGAAAAAGTGACGATATGAACTCTGACGCGCAAATCACTCTCGGCATCGCGATCGCGGTTTGGATCTTCACTGCCGGCGGACTGCTCACCTGGGCGAAGATGTCCATCAACCAGCTCGAGAAGGACGCGATGTTTCGAACCGCTGAGCTCAGGAAAGAATTGGAACGAGCGCGGGCGGATCTCTACCGCGACATCAACGGTATCGGCAATCGTGTGAAGGCAGATGGAGAGGCTGCTTCACGTCGCTATTACAATCTTTCGATGTCGCTGTTGATCGCCGCGCCGCAGTCGAAAGAGACAGAGTTGTGCGGATTGTTACGTGAAGGGAATTAGGAACACCTGACCGTTTGGACTCTGGCGCGTGAAAAAGATTTCGCCCATCCTCGGCTCACGAGGTCGTCATGGGGTCACATCTCAAAAAGTTTTGGGCCACTCACGTCACCTGGATCGGAGCGCTTATCGGCTTCCTGAATCCAAGCGTGCAGAATTGGCTAGCCGTTCCGGAACACATCAAATACGCCATTCTGGTCGGCGGGGCCTGGGGCATCCTGCTCCATAACCTCACCGCGCCGAAGAACGCCGATCTCGTTGCCGATGCGAAAGGCACAACGCCTTAATACATGGGCCTGCTCGAATTCCCGAATCCCGTCAGTTGGTATGAAGGCGCGAAAAACGCTGGCGTAGAGCGCGCGGACATGAACGCTCTGGTCAGCATGGCGTACTCCGCGCAGATCACATTTCTGTGGCGGTCGGGATCATCGAAGTGGGCGCAGTGGGCAGGCGAAGGCAAAGCGTTGCAGGATGCAGCGACCAGCATGTATTTGAGCCTGCAAAGTCTCGAAGCCAAAAACTTTCTTACTCTCACCGTTCCCCAGGACATGCTCTCTGCTGACAATCTTTCAAAGTTCGAGACAAGTTTCGTAGCGAAAAAAGGAAAAGAGGAGAAACCGCAATGAGCTGGCTAACTAAATTCGGCAGCACCTTGAAGTCTATTTTCACCAACGCACAAACCCTGGAGCAGAAAGCGGAGCCCATCGTCGAAAGCTTGCTGCCCGCGAGCATTCCTGTTTTTGACGTGTTCGATACTGGAATTGAAATTGCCAAAGACGTTGAAGCTGGCTTTGCATCGGCTGGCGTAGTGAAAGGTGGGTCGCAGAAGTTGGTTGCTGCTTTGCCTGGGTTCGGCGCTGCGCTTGATGCTTACACCACCGCCAAGTTTCCCGGCTCCACTGCAGTCCTCAAAAGCGAAGCGTACATCGCGTCCAAGCCGGTGCTCATGAACGCAATTGTGAACTACATCAACGCGCTGCCGGAAACTCTCACGGTCGCTCCAACTCCGAGCTCGATCATCGTTGCCGCTGCCACCAGCGCCGCGGTGAGCGCTGCAAAAGTAGCCTAG